AGGCCTGCGATATTTCCGATGGTCTCCTGACTCTTATCTCCTTGGGTGCGCGCCCAGGTGTTCGCAAATTAGCGGGGTAGCTCGCTGCCCTTGGGATAATGTCAGCTGTCTGCTTACGAACCCTGGTTTTCTTTGGGGGAGCTTCCGGAGGTGGTGGAATGTAGCCGGGATATTCTTCTGCCATCCTTCTTTTAGTATGCCTATGCTGTCAAGCCAAAATAGAAAAAGGAGCAGCCGAAGCCGCTCCTTTCAATGGCGGGAAAGGACTCGCCATGGTGTGGGTCACCAATTCCAGTATGGCGAAGCTGTCAAGTCTGTCAGGGGTGTTCTATAATGTGAAATGCTGATCGTTTGAGTTTTCCACTCACAAGGGCGGTAGTTGGTTGGTCCTGGCTACCGCCTCTTTTTTATGGGCCAGTCCTGGGCCACTTCCATCCAAAGCCCCATCGAAACGGAGCCGGGATAATACCCATGCCGCCGATCTGCACACCCAGGAACATAAACGGGGCCATCACCCAACGGGGAACGGCCTTCGGGTAGTTTCGCCAATTACCGAGATCACGGAGTTTTAGAAGAGGGACCCTCTTCGTTTTGAATGTTCACCAAAAGAGAGCTGCGTCAGCCTTTACGCGCTGCCAGTATGTCCCGCCCATCCAGTAGGCCAGGTCGTGCGCGTAACAGCATTGGCGCCAGTTCCCATCAAACCACTTACTACAGCCATCGAAATGGAACTCGTAGTCGGTTTTTATCAAAGCAGAATGATCATCGTCGCAATACCCGCTCCCCAACCGGCCAGGTCCCAGATGGACTTCTTCAGGGTGTAACGCGGGTCCTGCAAGGAGATGATCGCACGTTGCTCTAACTCCTGTTGACTTTCACTATCGTCGATGAGGTCCTTTAAGATCAGTCCTCTGATCTTAGCCAGTTTGTTGGCATCAAAGATCTCCCGGCCGGCAATCACAGCCATCATGAAAGCGGTAGCCATAACTTGACCCAGGATGCCCGGATCCGCATGGGACAGCGGCTCGGCCAGGAACCTCCAAACCATCATCCACACTCCGAAAGCTGAGAAGTAGTGGATCACGAATCGCTTGGCGATGTGCTTTCTTTCAGACATATCAGAACCTCAACGGCTTTGTAGTCTTTAAGATTGTCCAGGCTTTTGTTTGTTGCTCGAAATTCTTGGAGAACTAGGTGTCTGTGGGGACCGATGTAACGGTAGCAGATGCGCCCGACAGGATCAATGATCGACCATGCCGTAACAGGAGGTACTTCACGCTCGATCATCTGGAGCCTCACCGTCATGGGCTTTTGCGCTTCTGAGGAAGTAACCGATTTTATCGAGAATCGCGTCACCGCCCGTACAGGTGGGACACTTACACTTTTTCGATCCCGCTTCCGGATGAGACTTCCGAAAGCGGTCATAGGCTTCCTGATCCGATTCACCTTCCCTCATGACGGGGATATGATGCTCGTCTTCGATGTGGTTGTAGAGATCGTTTTCAGTCTTGGGGAGATTCTTAATGTCTTCAGCTGTAAGGCCCTTCAGGGCGATACAGTATTTGCAGGCAAGAGGCATTTCATCGAAAAGCTGCTGTCGCTCTGTGAGGTAGTTTTGGTGATTCGATATCACCATTCAGTTGCTTCATGATCCGCTCTCGCATAGCGTAGGGATTCAGACCCAGAATCGACGACCAAAAGATGAAGCCCCACTCTTTGTCGTCCATCAACCAATGCCGAGCATCGTTCCTGTAGATCTGTGATTCGGTTTGCTTGTTCTTGCACTTGTGGTGGGCAGGATCCTCTTTGGCATCCTTGATGGCTTGCATCATCACACTGACAGCCAAATGTCGTTCGCCCTGGCTGACGTTTGATACCGTCTTGGCGGTTTTAACGTACCGTCGTTTTTTCATACTTTGGATTTCATGCACCACCGGACTATTCTCTGCCTCAAAGGATCTGTTGTCCGCCATAGTCTTTCCAGTAGCCCCGGTTTCTTGTAAATCTCTGGGGTCCCGTAGATGAAAGGAGCCCTTAACCCGAAGGGTACATGGTCCCGGTGAAAGATTGCGCAGTTGGCGCAGTACAGATTCTGTACGTCAGCGTCATACCAGCTGGTTTTTTCGCAGACGAGACACTTGATCCCTGTGAGTTCCCGCCCGGTTGCAGCATCGAGTTCGTGGACGAGGACGTAACTAAGACCCGACAAGGTAAGCGTCAATCGCCCTCCTGACAATCTCGCCCTGGCTGACGTTTTTCTTTTTCGCTTCCTTCTCGAGTAGGGGCAACTGTCGAAGCTCTATGAAGTAGTTTCGGCGCACCATCGTACGCCCTGGTTTGATCATGTGGACTGAGTCTTTGGTCATGCTGCTACCCGATGAACGATTGCCTGTTTCCAGAGTTTCGTTTCGTCACACTGACAGAGCATGTAGTGGATACCGACCTGATCTCCCTCGACCCAATAACCGCCAGCTGCATGAATACAGAGGCTCTCTTTCTGCTCGATCCATTTGCCCTGCCGGTCCTGTTTCAGAAGTCCGATTCTTCGGTGCGCTCTGAGCCTAAAGCCTACCCCTGGCTTTTGGATGCTCGGCAAGTCTACATATCCGTTCTTTTCGTAGTGCCGGTGGAGGATATCGCCCAGGATATTCTTGAGGAGTTTATTACCGCGGACCTCGGCAATGGCGCGGGGAGTCTCAAGATTGGGTGGTGCGGGATGCCGTGCCTGACCTTGGCCCTGGAGACCGCCGCCGAAGGGACGGTAGATATCGGCTTGCTGACGAAGGGCCTGAACATTCAGAGCGGCCTCATAGTTGTCAGTGTTGAATCTCTGTCCTCCTAGACCATTGTAGTCTTGAGGCTGTCCCTGAATCCGCGCTGCATAGAGGTTGTCGTAGCGTTGATTCAGATGGTCATTGATCCTGCCCTGGATATACTGCTGCGCTTGTCTCCCGGTCTGCTGCATCCTCCATTCTTCTTCATGGATACGGAGATTCTGTATCCCTGCGGTGGTCGTCCCGTTGGTCCAGGTGGTCAGGTTATTGCCAGCGGTACCGGCTCCGTTGTCGAAGTAGATCAGGCGATCCATGGTCCTGGCATCGTAGTGAGTGCGGAGCGTTATGTCGCCGCCGAGTGCACCTGACTGAATCGTCATGTCCGTTCCCGGCGCAAGGTGGAAATTGTTGTTGGTCGTCACGGTCAGGGCGTTGGTGTAATCACCGAAAACGATATTCGTCGCGTTTGTATCCGTAGCAGCGATAGGCTGTTGAGGGAGGGGCTGGAGATTCCCGCGCCCTCCTACTGGCCCTACTGGTGGGTAATCACCTGTTGCCACGCGACCTCCTCGACCGATAAAACCAAAGATGTTGCCTATAAGACTCTGCCAGAAGCTCATCCCCCAACGGTTTGAGGGATTCCCAGGATGCTCTCAATATCCGGGTCGAATGAGGATATCTTCTCGCCCTTCTTCCCGCCAAAGTTCATCTTGAAGAAGGCGTAGCCTTTCTTCTTCAGCTTGTCGAAGGTGAGCTGCGCTGCTGCGATCTCGTCTTTGTCGTCTGGGTCCCACTGGAGCTTCACGTCCCCTTCTTTAATGTCCATGAAAGCCAGTGTGTGTTTCGGTTTCTCAAGGGTTTCTGTCGGTGTCATTTGGTTCTCCTTTTGGTTGATTGTTTAAGGGTAAAGACTAACATTCCCGCTGCTCAAAACTCCCACAACTCGCTTTGCCTTTGCCGTGGTTTGTCTATCGGCTTCCAGGTAATCGCCATCGTTCCTCTTGACTCACATTCCCTCATTGAGCAACGCTCGACAAGCCCTTCTTTTTCAAGATCAGGCAATCTCCGTGAAAATAAATACCTGTCAGTCCCATAATGATCAGCCAGCTCTCCCGATGTTGGTGGGTAATTGCAACGCTTTAGCAATCTCAAACAGTAATCCTTCTGCCCTTTCCATTTACCGCTCTCTTTCAATTCATCCTCTGCCAAGTAGCTTGATAGAGGATCAGTGAGCCTGGATAAGTGAGTCATAAAAGAGTGGCCGCTTCGGGGTGTGTCGATGTAAACACTCGTTGGGCTTTCTGACTGGAGGAGAGAAGGTCCAAACGAAATGAAGCGGCCACGTTCATCATACTATTTTCCGGTGAGTAGTTTATTGGTCATTTTGCCCGTTTCCATCAGTTCGGTCAGTCCCGGGACCAGCTTCTCGCCCACGGTCACCCCATCGGGTAGCATGATGTGGGCCATGAACTCCTCTTGAAAGGTACTGATCCCGGAATCTATAGCCTCCAGCTTCGCCTTTATGACGAGGGCCAGGGCTCGCCAGCGTTGACGACAGGCTTGCTCCCAACGCTTATGAGCGGTCTCCGCTGCCAGGGGCTTACGCTGCCAGTCGTTCTCGTGGCTGCTCATGGTAAATTCTTCGCTCTTTCGATCAGGCATGGGAAGGTTAAAGGCGATTTTGAGGTTCTCGATCTGGAATTGGACAAGAGCCTTGTTGTCCTCGATCCAGAACCCGAACCCACTAGCCCCATATCGCTGAAGAGTCCGTTCAATTTCGTTTCGGGACTTCTCGGATGAGACTTTGGTGTTGGAGGCATAGCGGCCCATTAGAGGTCCAGGTTTCTCAAAATCGTTTCGTTCTGTATTTCGATCAGTCGCAGTTTCTGAATGACCGTCACCAACTCAACGGCCAGGGCGCATTTGCCACTGACGGTATGGGAAGCGACCGTCATGGGGGATAGTTTCCTGTCGTCTTCAATTTCAGGATTACGCTCTTGGAGGATAGGCCCCAACCTCACCGCAAAAGCCTGGCCCTGTTTTTCCAACGCCTCCGCAACTAGGGAAAGGCTTTTCGTGCAGAGTTCGATCGAACCCGTTTCTTTGGCTGATGAAATGTCTGATTCGCTCAATCCCATATCCACTCCTTTGAACGATTTTGGCGTTATAACGGGGAGCCGTCGAACTCTCATCCTCGACGACTCCCCTACCTGTGAAGTCCCGGACACGGTCTGCGTGAACAAGAACCGTGAGTGACTCCCACCGGGGGATAGTAGCACAGACGTGTGTGTATGTCGTTAAAAGAATTTAAGAGGGATCGTCGTCATGCCAATTCGTTTTTGGTTCAGCCTTCTGCTTCGGCGGACTCATCATTTTCGACCAGAAGGTGAACGGATGAGCGCCGGGCCATAGAACATTGCGCGGTCGGCCCTTTCGATACTTCGGATCTTCCTTCCAGCGAGTCCGCGACTCTCGTCGCCGCTCCTCTGACATTCGATCCCAACCCATATCAATTTAAGAGGGGGATCATGCGGGACTCGAACCCGTGTCTCCGGATTGAGCGTCCGGCATCCTTGCCTGTTAGACGATGACCCCCCACAAGGCTGTCAATTATAATTGACAGCTACTCGACAACTTCATGGTGCGGTGTCAGCCGTGGGCCCGAAAAGAAGTTGGCCGTGACCACGTTCTCATCCCCATTGATGATGATTACGATTTGCGTCGACGTTCGTGGTTCTCCAGGCTTCCCAGGTGCATCGGGGTTCAGCCAACGAATGGTCAGCGAATCCGAAAAGATGCTCTCGTTCCCGCTCGTGTTTCGGGCGGTCACGCGATAAACGTAGTCCTGGGTAACGAACACCACAGGTCCAGGCTCGGTCCACTGGATCGGGTCCGGTCCCTGCACCACACTTGCCACTTCGACAAAGCCAGGGCAGTTGAGTGGAGCTGGCACTGGATCGGTGCAATCAACGTCCGCTCGATAAACCCCGTAGTCGTCCATATCGGACTCGGTGTTGGCATCCCAATAGATCGGCTGACCGAAGTCGTGATCCACGGTCTGACCCATCACAGGGCAACTGACCAGAAACAGCAATAGAATAAGTTTCCTCATACGGTTCCTCCTGGGCCTCCTGGCCGCATAGATCCCGTTCCGGTTGTCGGTGGTGTAGCCCTCTTCTCAATTTCCTTCTTGATCACTTGAACGAGGCCGACAATCGCAGCACCAGCTGTACCGATCCCAAGCCACAGTTCAGGCGATAGAAAAATACCCGCAGCCGTGAGGATGGTTGCCAAGCCTTGATAGGTGCTTGGCTCCTTCAGCCTGGCTGCAATCCATTTCAAAAGTCCTTCCATGATTTACCTCCTTTTTGGTGGTTAATCTTTGTCTGGTTCTATTTTCTGACGCTCGTCAAGGGGTCCACCCAATTTCTCAAGGGGAACTGAGGTTCGCTGCTTCACCCAGAGGTTCGTCGCAAAAGTTCTGTCCCGGATCCGGACCAGGATCTTTTCGGAGACCTCCGCGATCTGTCCATTGAGATCCCCTCCAAGCAGCATCAGGCACAACCCCATGTTCGATGCAGCCCATTGTGCACACTCTGAGGGAAGCACGTCGGCCCTCATCCATTGGTGCAAGACGCAGATGGCCCGATCCTTGGCCTCCAGGTCCTGCGCCACGCCATCCAGGACCTTCAGGGACTCTTCCATGTGGGGAGTCTGATCTTTGATCGCCTTGGCGGTCTTATCGGCCTTCTCTTTACCTCCTCCAGTGGCTCCGTGCCAGACCTGTTCGGCAATGTTCGTCACGATCTCCACATCTGTTTTATATTTGTCGTTGGCCGTGTAGCAGACCACGCCGGCCAGCAGCCAGGCCAAGAAATCAGTGGCCGCTTCGTGATCTTCCTTGTAGAGCCGGTTGGTGATGAAGAACAGCTGGATTCCGTACCTCTCCGTCTTCCACTCCCGGTGCATCTTCATGAACCTTTCCATGGATTCAATTCCCAACTGAAGCGACTGTGGCTCCGCGCACAGGATCACGCACCGGTCCCCTATCATTCGCTGGAGGAGTGTTTCCGGAATCGGACCCCCCCCGGCCGTACTCATGATCGAGGCCAGGGCCTTCGTGGATATGTCTTTTTTCGGAAGGGCAATCACTGGCGGTAGGCCTATTACACGGTAGGACTTGGGCGGGTGAAGCATCATTTTGGATAATGCGCCTATGATCGCTGTGACAGGTTGGAAATCAACGATCAGAAGGAGCCAATGGTCCTTTGCATCCAGGAGCGCGAACATCTCATCCAGGTCGTCGCTTGGAAGGAGGTCTTTCAGGTTCATGGTACAGGCGTCTGTACTGAATTATACCTCGTCCTGACGATCGTCGAACCGATGGACGAGGGTATCAGACGAGATAGAGTCCTTGAGGTCCTTCGCCATTTCCTCCTCTGTGGTCCCATAAAACACCACAATATGCTTCAAATCCGTGAGCTCTCCGTGTTTGATGCCCCCCCCTGGCGATATCATTTCGGCCAGGTCGATCTTGATGGGTTTGCCTTCCTTGAGCAGTTCGACATTGCGCTCTGAGAGACCTATCCCAAGCATGTTACCGCTCTCGCTTTTCGCCAGGAACTTAATCATTTGGCCCTTCCTATCCCAGACTCCTCGGCCCACTTCCTACCCATTTCAAAGATCTCTTCAGCGGATGGTAAGTCGTCAGCCGATTCCACTTTACCGAATACGGGATGCTCACAGTCGAACAGTTTGTGGACCCGGATCATGGCTTCCGTTCCGTAGTAGCCACTGTAGTACCCCAGGTTCCCTTTCTCGATGCGCTCCGCTTCCTCTCGGCTGTTGTCGAAATGCTCCATGCTTCTTTCGATGAGAGCTTCCAGATATTCCTTGGCCTTGTCGGGATCGGTTATCTCCAGGGCAGGCTTGTAGCACTCTTCGGTCGTCAGGTCTTTGGCTAAATTCATCCGACCTCCTTCTTCACCAACTCAGCCTCAATCCCGTCGATCGCGCTCTCAATCCAGCGCAGAGTGAGTTTGTTCGGCCGAGCGACTCTTTTGTTGGCATACCGGAAGAGAGTCGTGTGGGATGGACCTTCCTCGCCGTTGACGCGGTGCATCTCCCGGCACATCCTCTCCCAACTCCATTTGGTCCTTTTTTGCAGCCTGAGCAGCTTTTTAGTTATTTTCACCCATATTTTCCCTGTATATCACCCGTAATTTACCCGTTTTACCCATATTTGCCAGGAAAGCCCGAAATATCACATAATTGTTATATTCGCTCTCAGCTAAGCGGTCTAACATTCCCCTCTCCCCTTCGACTCAACCTGGATCCGGATCACTTCCTGCTCACACCTGGAGCAAGCGACAGTGAGATAGCCGTTCCCGAACTCAAAACTGACGGAGAGACCGGTGTATTTGTGGCAGAAGGCATGGAGGTACAGAGGGCCAGCGTGCTTGTGGTCACAGCCAGGGGTTTGACAGCCCTTGGCAGCTGCGTCCTCCAGATCTTCCAGGTAAGCGACTTTCACTCTTCCTCGTTTTCCTCCACGTCTTCAGCATCCCCCCCCTGGTAAGTCACTATTCCCCGCTCCAGGTTCTCATTCAGCCGCTCGAGCTGGAGGGTCTGTTCCAGCAGCAGTTGAGGGATACAGTTGTCACCGTCCTTGTCCACCAAGAGAGTCAATCGTTCTTTCAATTCCATGTCGTCCTCCTCATGGGTCGATCACTTCGAGCTTGTCCGGATCTCCCGTCATTGGGCGACCCCACCCGTCATAGTACCCTTCCTTGGTGAAAAAATACTCCGTCCCGTTGGCGCATTTGATCTTGTCCAGGTGCTTCCCCTCCGTCACTTCCACTGGCAATTCCAGCCGAATCTTCTTGCACTTCCCATCCTCATACACGACAACGAGGTACATTATTTGAGCTTGGTTTCGTACTTCTTGACCTTGGTTTCCATCACAAACACCGGAATCCCTGGCGTTCCATCCCACATCACAAAATACCCGTACCGACAGCCCAGGACCGGATCATCCAGCGGTCCCATACTTCCTACGATCTCTCCGCGCTCTCCATCCGGGTGACCGTCTCCCGCTTCAGTATTTTGCTTCTCTACCAGCGTCCCGTTGGGCATGGCCCCCTCCGCTTCCTCCCTCGAAAATACAAAGCCAGGCCCGCCTGTCATTCGTGCGGTCCTGTCGGGTTCGTCCGCTGCTCGTTGGACCACTTCAGAAATTCATCCATCTGGCCTTGCGACGGACGGCCCCCCGTCTGCGTGATCCAGTCTGCCAGAAGTTCATCCAGCATCCGGTGTAGATAGTCGTGCCGCTTTTTGTGGGATTCCAGGTCTGTGACGGGTAAGTATTCGTGTTCCATCCCTATCCTACTATTGCTAACATTCCCCGAGAGTAGGTGCACATCTAACATTCCCAAACTGAATCGCCCCGGCCGCGCCCACATTGAGGGGTATGGTGGGGTTTAGCCCGCGCGAGGCCCAGGGCGAACTTAAATTCTGCGCTGCGTATGCTAACATTCCCCAATCAAGAAACGTATTCCAGTTCCTCGAACTGCTCGAAGATCGCCCTCGCTATCTTCTCTGGCAGCTTCGTGCCGTTGTCCAACGTGAATTTCTCATCATGCGAGATCGACTGGCCCTGTACCGCTGCACAGTAAGCCGACCACGCCCCCTCGATCCGCGTCCGCGCTACCACCATCACGTTCGGTCCAAAGCTGTACCTCGCTATCGTCGGACTCCACTTCTGTTCAACACTCGTGTTTTCCTCAGTCTGTTCGCCCATTCTCTCACCCCCTCATAAAAAAATTTGGTGACGCACGCTCTAACACTCCCGCCTGGGTGTATGTCTAACATTCCCCTACCCTGGTTGATAATTGGAACGAGTCTAACATTCCCAAAGTGCGCCCTGGCCGATCCTTTCGGAACACCCATTGTCAAAGACCAAGGAGCGATCCACGACCAGGGCGAAAGAGATGTTCTTATGACCCACGCAGTTTCCCTTTCAGGCTCGGAGCCAAGCACACACCCCAGGAAGCGCAGAAAGAGGATAACACGTCTAGGTGTGTATGTGTAGGTCAATCCAGAGAGAAAAAAAATAAAATTACTGAGACGCGGTTATAGGGTAAGCATAGAGCATGGAGTAAGGGACTCCTGCTCCGCTGGAGGATTCCGAGGATTCGGCTCCGTTTTGACCCCCTCTTCCTTCCTTCTTCTTCGGTCTGGTCTGGCTGGTCTGGTCTGGGTGGTGGTGGTCTGGTCTGGCTGGTCTGGTTTGGTGGACTGGCCGATGGTGAGCCGCCGACAATATGCTCACCGCGTCACCGGCCAGTCTGTTTCGTTTGAGCGTGAACCATCCTATACTATCCCCTTGCCTACTTCGAGTAAACGCTGTCACGGCCATCCTCGTCGCATCCATTCGTCAAATCGGTGTCCCGCAGACTCCTGACTACGGGACAGGTGTTTTCTGGGTTTTGACCCCTGTCTCTACTGGCTTGTGGGCTGCACATTCTCAAGGGTTTGCGGGACAGCTTCGAGCGAAATCGAGCGGCCAGTCATTTGGACGTTGACCATGGTCATACGATCATGGTAATATGAATATAAGAAAGG